CTTCCCAAATCAACGGCGGAACGTTATGCGGTTCAAATTGTAGTGATTTAATAGCCGCATCGAACGGCCCCTTCTTTTCGCTCATTCAATCCTCCTCGTCATCCATCGTCCGCTTCTCATGCGCCCTCAGCCGATACCATCCCTAAGCGAGCAGCGCGGCTAAGCCGAGCCAGATTAAACCGATGGCGATTATGGTTCTCATTCAGTCCTCCACGTTCGGTCGGCCATACTTAATATCGACACCCGCGAACTGCTCGCCTTCGGCAAGTCCGTTCATCGTATTTTGCCAGAAAGCCAATTCGACATTCGCTTCCGCAAGGCTGGCGTTGGCCGTCTCGACCTGTGCCTGAAGGTCCATGATCTCAATGTCCTTATAGGCGGCAGTGATTGAATGACCAGCGAAGATGCCGATGCCCAAAGCGATTATCACGGCAATCGCCCATGCAAAGCGTTCAATGTCTTTCATGCCTTCCTCCCTTGCTCGATTCGTTTGAACGATATAACCCATACCCAAGGATTCACGTCCCATCCGAAACCGCGTTTAGCATTCAGGGAATCCCAAAACGGAGCAAAACAATCACGCATGTCGAAATTATTTATTTTGTCTCTGATGTCAGGAACACCTTCAGCTAAAGCATCATTATTCGTGATATTTTTCAATCTCTCGACCCGGACATCGGTTATCTCAAGTGTGATGCGGGACGCCCAGCGGGGCATATGGATAGAAGGGACATGGGGTTCATTGAATATCCAGCGGACGCATTCTCCGTTCTTGGTAACCAAGCCTTCATCCGCCGCATAAAATGCGAGGTTCCCTTCTTTGCCCCGACGAATATTCTCCCTGACCCAAAGCCTATCTCCGGGATGGCCATAGGGACAGGCCCCAAGCCATGCCTTTTTATAGGCTTCGATGAGTTCCGGAATTGGCACTCCCGCGTCTTGGATTTGTGGATACAGTAAAATGGCAGGGACGTTCTTAATTACCCGCCGCGTCTGCGTCTTTCGTCCGTCAAGGATTGCCCTGACCATCTCGCCGCTAAAAATTATCGGTCGTTCTTTCATGGCTATATCCTTCGTTCAAAAGGTTCTTCTTCCAAACCTGCATCCGATTTCTGGCCAAGGACCGACATATTGGAACGAACTTGACGAAGCTTTTCCTCCACCAATCTTTTTATGCTCTCAACAGGCACGACTCCCTTTTTCCGAGAAGGAGAGTCCTTAGTCCTCGCGTCCATCTCGGCAATTTCAGCGCGTTTTGCCGTCATCCATTTTTCGTGTTCGTCCTTGGTGAGTTCCCAAAGCCCAACAGGGTTCCGCTCCTTGAGGTCGCGATGGGGCGACACCGCATTTTTGATTTTTTCCTTTTCTTCTTCAATTCGCTTCTTGTTCGGCCAAAACCCGAAGTCTATTTCTTTCTTTCTTCCCCTTATACAGTCACAAAACTTACCCTTGCCTTTTACAAGATAAATTCCAACGTTGTCGCATTTTTCGCAGAAGTCGGGATCGACTCGACTCCCGGGAACCGGCCATGCGTTTCTCATCACATCATTGAGGGCATCGAGAAGCGTTGAGACAGACGGGAAGACATGACTAGGATAGGGCTTGTGGGTCTGGATGACATTATCAATAGCCCTTATGGTGTCCTCGTTCCTGAATAATTTCAGAACCATGAAGTATTCCTTCTGCACAAGTTCATTGAGTTGCTTTCCTGAGTTAAATTGACCTTCAAGCCGCGACATTTGCTCCCTGAAAAACTCTTTATTCACGGTCATTTCCTAGAGCCTTTTTCTTTAACTCGTCTTGTTCCTTCATGTATTTAAGGAATTTATCTTCTTTCGGGGTCGGGGTTCGCTCAAGATAGTTGCCCTCAACTATTTTCTGATAGTTCGTTTTATTTATGATCCAATCGAATGTCACAAAGAATCGTGCTGATCCCATCTTCGAATCTATTTGTCCTAAAAGAAAGGGGGACTTTCCTATGATTTCCAAAAGGGAATCGAAATTGAATTCTTTCTTTTTCGCAAGTGTTAGCAGATGAACTTCCCTTGCCGATCCTTTTTCTATTCCGGTTATTTTGGTTAGTCCATGACCTTCTGCAAAGGAATTCCATTTATCGAATATACTAGCAGTGGCATTGTTAATGGTTTCTTCTCTCAGACTCTTATCTTCCTTTAATTTATCTTTATCTTTATCTCTATCTCTAAGGGCCGTGGAGGACTCCCGGACTACTCCCGGACTACTCCCGGATTTATTATCCCTATCTTCTTTATTATCTATCGGTTCCGGTATTTTTGATTCCCCCTCTCGGTCAACGCGAAGATTTTGGAAGTCCTCAAAACGAGTTAATTCCAAATATTTTTCACCATCGACCCTATAAATCCTAATTAAACTTGCATCATTAAGCTCTTTTAAGATCTCCTCAACCCTTTTTTCTGAGAGGTGTTTCAATCTAGGGACAACACTCCCTTTAACAACATCTGGTTCCCCTGAGAACCTGCCCGCGACATCTAAATGAGCAAGAAGCCATGTCCAGACCAACCTAGATGAATCAGACTTTAGGGAGGATAGTTTCTTTGATGTAGAGACGTTCTTTTTCAACATTCTACCGCTTGCCATAACACAACCGAGTCTAAAACGGATCGTCTTCCCCAGGTTGCCGTCCGGTTTCCTCAAAGGGTTCAGCCTCTTCTTCCACCGGGCCAGACTCTTTTTCTTGGGGTTCTTCTTCTTTCTTTTCTTTGGCCGTAAGAAAGATCACTTGCTCGGCGGCAACCTCAACAAGGGTGTGCATTTGTCCTTGTTCGTCTTGCCAGTTGCTTTCGTGGCGCTTCCCTTCGACACAAACGAGCCGCCCCTTCTCTCCATATTCGACCATTAGGTCTGCCTTTTTTCCAAAGCAAACGACCCGATGGAAAGACGGCCTTGGCTTAGTCTCGTTGAGATAGATCTCATTCGTTGCCACCGAGAACGTTGCGACGGGGGTGCCTTTTTTTGAATCTTTGGCTTTCACTTCTCCCGCAATACGTCCCACTAATAAAGTCTTATTGAAACTGCCGTAGTCACTCACGAAGTCCTCCCTTTTTTCTTTCGTCGGCGTGATAGTTCAAGTGTTTCCCACTGGAAGAAAACAGCATCAGGTTTTCGATGCGGTTGTCTTTGATGTCTCCGTTAATATGATGGACGACCTCGGTAGATAAAAGAACGCGTCCGATATGGGCCTCCATGACCAACCGATGTTCCATGACATAACCATGACAACTGGCGAATGGGTGGTCTGGGCGCAGAACCAAAATGTATCCAGGACCAGCAAGGCTCCGACCGCCCTTCCAGTTACCATTTTTCACCCCTTTGCGGGAACGACTCAACTTTGCGCGGGTTTCCAAACTAAGTTTTATGCCTCGATGGGCCGCCGCCATCTTTGCGCGGGATTCCAAAGTAGGCTTTACGCCTTTCTTTGCCGCCGATATTTTCGCACGAGCTTCTGGAGTTATTAAACGACCTTTCATCGCCGCCGACATATTCGTACGATATTCAGGCGTACGCTTATAGTTTTCGTTTCGCATCATTTTGTTCTCTTCCTTTCTTCAAAGTTTAGCGAAGATCACCTTGATACTTGTGCGGAACTGCTCTCTCTGCTTTTGATATTTTGCCTTCTCTTCCTCGGGAACATCTAAGAACGTAGTGAAGTAGGACTTGGACTCGATAAGATGTGATCCGACGTATGCCCTTCGACCCCTGAATTCTTCCTTGATTTCCTTTTCCAACTTCTCGAATTCTTTTGCGGATTTTGCAACCCCGGAATCTACAAACCCCTGATAGTCTTTAAGTTTTAAAAGCCACGTTTCATCGCTGACTGTCTCAATTTCACCGGACAACTTTTCTTGTTCCGGAAAATCAAAATCATTGAAACCGCAACCTTCACAGACTTCTTTCTTCTCCGCTTTCGGCGGGTCTTCTTTCGCCACACACTCGTTGACATAACGAAGACCGTCAAGAAGACTGGACGCGTAGGCAAAGTCGAGTTCGATATCCATGAGGCGCATCGCTCCGCCTTCCTTGTCTTTGAACAACAGGGCAGAGAGCCTTTTTTGCGTCATCAGCATGTAGGCTTGGAGCTGGGCGGGGTAGTGCCTCAGCCAGATAAACGGCGATCTGATAAGGTCCTCTTTTGATTGGGCTCTTGAAATCTTGCTAAACATCGCTGAGGAGCACGTTTTGTAATCGATCGGGTATTTCTCGCCGTCCACTACGATAAGGTCATCGAGTTCGCCTGAAAGTTGAACCGCCGGCCACTCTAAGCGTCCAGGATGAACGAGTTCTACGCCAGCCATGGCAAGATCGGCCCTAATTATTCTCTCTTGTTTCTTCCCCTCCTGCAGTCGGGTTTTCATCTTTTCGTCCCTGTCCTTTGCTTTCTCGGGACAAAGTCGCATTAAGCAAAGTCTTCGAGGACAGTCTGAAACCCACCCGAGTTGGGAAGCTCCCGTAAAATCGCCGACATCCTTCTTTCTAGCTTCCGAATCTTCTTTTTCTTGGCGCACCCGGGATTCTTCCAGTAGACCCGATATTTTTTCGCTAATCATCTTGTTGCCTCCTTAAAAAGGGGGTTCCTCTTCTCCCGTGCCGCCGCCTTCTTCCGGCTGAGGCTGATAAGCCTTTTCCCACTCCAGATATTTAGCTGCCATGTAATCGAAGTGAACGAGAAGCTTTTTAAGGTCGTTGTAATCGCCCTCGTGGAAAGACAGGTTTTTGAATTGGTTGTTCTCGACGAACTTGACCTTGTGATCCTTGGCGAAATCGTAGAGAAATATTTTGAAATGCTTCGGGTCGAATGTTTTTAAGGCGATTATCCCCTTAATGTTTTCGATCACTCTTTCCTTGTCGTCCTTAACGGGCGTGGTCGGTGGCTTCGCTTGCTCGGTAGGTTTAGTCTTGGTCTCAGGTTTCGGCTCTGGCGTAGGTTTCGTAGTTGGCTTTGTCTCGGCCACTGTCTTGGCTGGGGTTTCCTTTTCCGGCTCTTTTTTCTTTTCTGTTTCTGGTTCAGGTTCAGGTCTCACTTCTACAATGTCGCCTGCCGCCGGCATGATGAAGTCTTGCACTTCCTCAGGGAGGTAGAGACCCAGAACTGCGTCAGGTGCTATCTGCCGGATTCCCCGAGCAGCCGCCCGAGCGAAGTACATATCCTTTGGATAAGCTTTCCAGTTGTCTTTTCCAGAAAGTCCTGCCGCCTTAGCATCCAGTTCATCAAATGTTGATTTCAACGGCTGGAATCCTGGCCGCGAGAAGGTGATGGTGCAACCCTTGTTTGTGGATTCGACACCCCAGGTCACACCAGCCCTTTGGTTAGCCACCGCAAGCATGGCCTTGGCCTCCATCGTCAGTCGCCCGTTCACAATCACTATTGTGTTGAGTGCGGCCACTGGCGGGATTCCGAGTTCCCGGCCATACTCGATGACGGCGAATACCCCAGGGACCCCGTTTGCTTTCAGTTTCGGCCACATACCTGAGTCGAGTAGAATCCTAGAGATGTCCGACAAATTCTTCGCATCTGGGACAAGGGATTCCGTCTCTCTTCGCGGGACAATTGCTGTTGTGGTTTTTTTATTCATTTTATGCCTCCCTTATTTTCCTTAGCACCGACAACCGTTCGGGATTTCCATCATCCAAGAAAATCGGAATTCTGACCGGGGACCGTTCTCTCCGCCGCTCAACTTCTCGATCTTTATTTCCTTCGGGTGAACATAGACATTGGACCCGCCCATGCCCCATCTCGCATCATTGAGGACCGTTACCTTCAATCCTTTCGCTTTTGCGTCACGGCGAATACGGTTAAGCTTACAAAAGTTGCATGACGTGAGTTCACTCATTTCCCGATCTCCGCATTATCCTAATCAATCGTTCTGAACTTACTACTTCAGCTCCGTATTTTACGGCTCTTAAAAATGCTGATCTTGTCGTCAAATCGTAGTGAGGGTGCTCACGCTTTTTATGTTGGAACCATGATCTAGGAAAGTGCATTTTTTTAGCAAACTCATGGAGTTCGTCCATCGAGTCAGCCGTCAAGTGTACGCTGTCAGTATAAACGCTCATTTTATCTTCGTTATAAAGATTTAGTTCTCGGTTCCAGGCGTTCTGAAATCTTCGACCTATCAATGTCCACGCCAATCTCTTTGCCAACGACGATTAAGACATCCATCGCCCCTCTGAGATAGCCGTAAACGTCGTCAAGATCATTTTTGATCTGACCAAAATAGCCTCCGCCGTCTCTCGGGCGCGAATCCTTTGCGGCGATCTTGGGTGGTTCCCCTAAGAAAAAATCACGGATACCCTGCGATTGATCAAGGATGCAGAAAGAGAGTTTTTTGACGTCATCCAACTTGTCCTTGATTTCTCCTGACAGAATTCTCCGGGTTTCTGTTCCCGTTGTTTCGTTCACTTTGTCCTCCTGTTTTATTGTCAATTTTTTTCTTCTTCCCCGGGCAGTTTCCCTGCGCCCTCTATGTTCCATTCGGGCTGTTCACATTTACATCGTGAATAATGTTCCCCGCACTTCACGCACTTCCGATAAGCAAAAGTCCTGGCTACAACGGCAGAGTTAAGCCTCTCTTTGATGTCGGGGCAAACACATTCGGAAAGATCCCGATCGCATTTACAGCACCACATCTCAATCCTCTTGTCCCAAAGGCTGTGTTTTACTGATAGCGTCCGCTGTAGGATGCAAAAAGTCGTCGAGGGTAAGGCCAAGTGCCAGGGTCTCCTTCAAAGGGAGGCTTTTACCCGAAAAAGCACTCACCGTTCGCGTTTTATAGGCTTTTGTGCCTAGACGACCAATGCGCAGGAGCCATAATTTGCAACCAAGGATAGTGCAAAGCGTTGTATCCAATGGACTTCCAGTACAATCGGCACAGAATCTACGAATCAGCAATCCCGCATTCACTTTCCCACTACCTTTTTTCCCCTTAAACTTTACAAGTATGTCGTATTTCATTTTGATAATGCCCCCTCAGCTTCTTTGATTGCCTCCCAGACGGTCATGCCGAATCCAACAAATTCTTTCTTCTGCGGATCTTTGGCGGCCCAGGTGCAGAATGAGGCTGGACAAACCCTCCATTCTTTGCCGTCGTTGCCGAGTACGATGATGTATCGGCCATTTTGCGCGACGACGGCTTTACGGTTGTGATTAGTCATCTTTTCCTCATGATTTTCTGCACGGCCTTAGTCAGCCTTTGCTTGTCATCATCCTCTTTCGTGAGGATGATCTCCATTGCGTCTGTGTCAATGTATGATTTGATTTCCTCTTTTATAATTCTACTTAGTTCCTTTGGATTGATGGCATCAACCTCCCAGGAAGAGGCTCCGTATTTTGCGATAAACTCCTTCGACCGTGGATCACTATGCTTTGCGGGATTGGGCGGTGGGTTATATTTCTTTACTTGGGAAAGCGTCAGAGCGATTTTCCTGACCTCGAATTCATCTCCGCAACCGAAGATCCTCATCCGGTCTTCGATGTCTCGAACCATGTCCTCGCCACTCGGATCGAAATCTCCGAGATAAATGATCGCCAGCATTATCTTTTCCGAATTATTTAAGAACCGCTTTGAAGCCTCATACATGGCTGACTGAGAAGAATATCCGCGATTTACCATCATCGGGACGTGGTATTGATGAGCCAAGGGCTGCAGGACGCCGGCGAGAGCATCTTTCTCTACCCATAATTCGATATAATTCTCTTGGGTCTCCCACCTAGGCAGTCGATAGGAATAAAGAGCCGAGTCCACGAGTTCTTGAATGTTCAACCACTCCGAAGGAATTCGCGGAACCCGGATTCGGTCCTCGATTGCGTCCCAGTCTATCATTCCGGCGAGCCTTGCATCGCTTACGAGATTCGACAGGTTTTTATAACTGCGTTCCTCGTTCCTGATAATGTTTTTCGTAACTAGTTGGTAATAAAGTTGACGGAGTGTAAGCCTCAAGTTCTGTTCTAAATATTCATCGACGACCTTATTGCAGTTGGCGATTAAGCTGATGCTTTCCGACCTGAAATTCTTTTCCGTGAATGTTTCTTTCATTCAATCCCTTCTTGGCGGCGTTTCGCATAACATGATTTATTGTCACCTTGCTCTATTTGCTTTGCCATTGTTAATGCTTCTTCATGCTTCCGGGCTTATTCATGCCGGTATTGTCTTTCCTTGCTCTAAAGCCTGGGTCATTAATAGCGTGTTCATATTCGGCTACCCTTATGGAAAGCCTACGACGGGCGCCAGCGTCGCGTCCTCTTGCCAATGATTTTTTTCTCGGTTTTGTCATGGTCATAACTCTGAAGGGCGAATTAATGATAAAAAGAGAGGGTTATGCCGATCTGCGTCGCATAACGTTTATTATGTAACACGGATGTTACGAACATAATGAATCCAACTTAATTCCTAAACAATAACTTATCTTCTGCAATGTTTCAATCCCGGGATTTGTTATCCTGGAATTTTCAAGGCGGGAGATATGAACTCGGCTGTATCCGCTGGCCTTAGCCAACTGGTCTTGGGTCCAACCCATCTCAATGCGTCTTTTCTTTATCTTTCGGCCCAAGTGATTGCTTTTTTGTTTCACCGACTAATCCTTTTCTTTGGCCCTCTTTATTTCATCAATAAGTCGCTGGGCTTCGTCTTCCAGATCCCAATTGATTCTCTTGACCTTGTATTCGTAGTCCCTAAGATCACTCTCGCGGGCGGACCGAATCCAAAGAGACCTCTGAAGAGGACTCCACTCTCGCCATATGTTCGGAGGAACGTAATGATCGAGCATGAGCGGGGGATAGTAATATGCACTTAACAGATAATCGTTTCGCACAGCGGGCGTTTCATTCGCCAGGGCCAGGATCACCGCCGTCTGCCCTAAGCCGTAAAGCAAATCAAGGGAGGGATCATAGGGGTTAGGATCAACGACCGCCGATCCGTCAGATCGATAAACGCCGTCAAAATCCATTAGAGAGGCACACGACAGCATTGAAAACAATACAACGATAAGCATTATCTTTTTCATCTTCCCCCCCTTTTTTCATATCGCTTCTTGTTTTATTTTCTCGATTCCGGCTCGGATGGCTCCCCGATACATGGGTGTTGGGCGAGCTTTTCCGGCAAACCAGCGTCGAACTTGTTGGCCTGAGCAACCAATAAGAGCTGCCGCTCGTTCGGGGGACATGTCTTTCTCCACCGTCAGTTTTTTTAAGGTCTCAATTAAGTCCATCATGTTGTCCTTATGACTACCGTAGGTACCTAAAGTAACGGTACTCGGACCAACCTCCGGGGCTGTTGCGGGAGTCGATAGCTCGGACACGCCACCGGCCAGGTTGCGCCCCGACGAAATTGAAAGTGTAGGTCGTCCCTTGCACATTTATGTCAATATACTGATCAGGTCTACTCCATGATAGGCATGCGTCGGTCGCGGAGCAGTCCCATCCATAGTCGACTTGGGGGTTGTATTGCACGGCGGAGACTACGGAGGACCAGTACAAAGTGGTTGTGCGGGGGTATATGTTGAACGTCGCGAGATTCCCGGGAGAGAGCAATATGGGTGCATCAAGCTGGGATACCGTGGAGGCTGCGGGGCCTTTGGGGCCCGCTGGGCCTACCGGACCTTCGCACATGAGCATGAAACATAGGATCGCAAAAATGAGGCCGGCAAACATACAACGATGTTTATACATTGTTGTCCTTGCTATTCAATATGCAACATGGTTTAACCAATGTCAAGCGTTATTTTCAAAGACCCAGTAAAACCTTTTTCCCCTTTCTTGAGCGCAGCCATGAACTCAAGATCATGGTCAGGAGCTGGGATAGCGGCAATCCGTTCTCTTGTCCTATCCTTACGAGTTCTTCTTTGATCCACATTTTATTTTTCGGCAATCGGAATTGAATGTCATGGTTTCGGGCAATCATAGTTTCTCCTTTCTCTATGCGCCTTTTTCGTATTTTCAGATCGCGTAATAAATTGACAATTAGACGGTTCATAGTTTCCGTCATTATTAATGCGGTCGATGCTCAATCCCTGTTCATAACCGTTTGCCGACGCCCAATTCCTAAAGGCAAGGTAATCGTTTTTCCATTCGGGACAGACCGACACGCCTTTTCCGCCGTAATATTTATAATCGGGGGTTTTTGGGTTATAACATCTCTGCTTCATTCCCTTCCACACAACGTAAAGACCTAGGATCGAATGCCCGGCAGTGTATCCGTGTTTGAAAGCATAATTATTCCCGGCATTTAATTCTTTAATTCTTTCTTTCTGAAAACAGCCGCAGCTTTTTGTATTTCCGTCGGTTAAGTTTCCAGTCAGAACATCGTTATATTTTCCACAATCGCAACGGCAACGCCAAACAACATGGCCGAAAGACCTTTTGTCCGTTTTAGAAACCACAATAAGCCTGCCGAACCTTTTCCCGACTAAATTCATGGCTTATCTCCAGGCAAGATTCCCCCGTCGGCATAGTAGCGGGCAAACAATTCTTTCCATATCTCCGGCCAGGCCGTCTTGAGCCGTTCAAGGTTGATGTCGTCCGCCTTCCGCATTGCGGCCATAATGAACGCAGCAAAGCCGGGATCGTCGACTGATATTTTCAGGCTTTCCCGATAGTCATAAAGGCTCATGGGTTATCTCCCTCGGTCTTTGCTATGGCGGCGGCTAGTTTTGTTATGGCGGCCATCTTCCGGCCCCTATTGTTATTGCTGTACGGGGCATCTTCGTCCATGTTCATCAGGAGTTTCAAGCTGTCCCTCAATGCGGCCAGCAAGTCCGGTACGGCGGCGATCGCGCGGGCGTTGGCCTTAGCCTGAAGTGAATTGTCGTGAATGACAGCCACGCAATAATCATGCGCCAGATACTCATGTCGTGTTGACTCGTTGCCGATCGTAATACAGAAGCCGTCCGTCTTCCAAATCCACGGTCCCGGAGTGTGTTTAGTCTTTTCCATTGTCTCACTCTCTTCCGCGTCCTCGGGTTCATGGAATAAGTCGTCCATTCTTTCTTCTTTTGTTCTCATTATCTTTCTCCTTTATCCTTCATCTCCAACCTTGGGCCTTGCTGATTTTCTCAACCTCCCTCGCTGGGCGAACCTTCCAGTAGAGATCCCGGTCAATCTCCATGCCCTGAGTCTTGGCCTTCGCAAGCTCAAGCAGGCTGAAGTATCCCCATTCAGCATTTAGTGTGTCGCCGTTCAGGATCGCAAACCCGAAAAAGAGTTCCTTCTCCGGTGAGTATTCCGTCGCATACCAGTCACACCCGCCAAGAAAAAAGTGCATCCGGACAACCTTGTCCTTTACGTCGATACTCTCGGTCGAGTACATCGCCGGCAACCTTTCCAATTGCTTTTTGGTCGGTTTGTTCCACATTTTTCCGTTCCTCCCTTAATAGATTTTTCCGCTATGCTCAGGCTCTAGGTCAAGCGCCAATTGACCCTTGATCGCGCAATCTGCCGGGTCTTGAGCTCCGCCCCCAAAGAGTGGCCCGGGTTCCGGCGCCGGGTCCGGCACCTGGACATCAAGGCGCCCTTGAAATTGGCTGGCCCCGCACGCACCGCAGACAAGATCACTGAAATGTTTGTGACCATCTGGGCCGTCCTCCGTCCTCTCATCAAAGAAGAAGACCCGACCATGCCCGCAGGAAACGCAATTGTCGCCTGTCACCCACTTTCTTTCGTTCACGTTATTTTTTCCCTTTACATCTCCACAACGTGACAAAATGGGAAATAGTTTTCCCTAATGTCCTCCGCTTGTCCTTCTTCTAAATCGAACATCTTGACGCGTCCATCGTCCGTTACGATCTTCCACCGTTTTTCACCCTGAACGTGGAGCGCATCCGCCATTACTTTCATGCCCTTCATTTGAGATTCGTTCATACTATTCTTTCCTCCCTTATTTCACGTTCATATAGGATGCCGCCGCCATTGAGTAACCTTCGATCTCGCCTTTCTCCGCCATCGAATAGAAGGGAGCCTTGTCGCCGAGCTTGCTCGCTCCAATGATGACGTGATCGAGTACCTTGATCCCCAGGGTCGCAGCCGCAAAGACAATAGCTTTTGTAATTTCCTTGTCGCAGTATGACGGCTCCGGATCTCCTGAAGGGTGATTGTGCGCCAGGACAAGGGAGGACGCGCCGCACTGGAGCGCCGTTACGATAACCTCCCTTGGATAGACAGGCGAACTATCGACAGTACCGAGAAATTCCAACTTATTAAGGATGATCTTGTTTTTTGGATTAAGGTATAAGACTCTGAACCATTCCCGGATCGCCCGCGCATCATCCTGGAAGTGATCCGCCACTTCAGAAGAGGAACAAACCTTGGGCCCGGACGAATCGCAGACCTTCAGGACTACGACCTCACCCGAAGACCATCGGCTTGATCTTGTCCTGACCTCTTCTTCTTTCTTCATCTGGAAACCCTCTGTCTCCTCTGTCCATCTTGATCGTAACATGGCTTTCCCGGTTGTCAATCCCCCTCCAGCCTTTGAGTCCTACAATCTAGAGAGTACAGTCTAGAGAGTGCGCGCGCCCGCGCGCGTACATACTATAGAGAGACAATCTATAGAGAGAGATGCGATCTATAGAGAAACCCCGCAACCTAGGCCGCCCAATACAATCTATATGGAAGAGGGGACTCTCTATATAGAGAGATACTCTCTAGAGAGAAGAGAGAAATCTCTCTATAAGAGAAGGATCAAACAATCTATAGTGGATCAGCTGGCAACCCGTCCCCAGGGTGATATCACCCCCTGGTTCTTGGGTGCATAATCAAGTGGTTTCTTGTAAGTGCAAGCAAACAATAAGGTTCTAGGGATTATGTAGTTGACATTATAAGTGTTATGCGACACAGATCAGAGGGGGGGCGTATGGGCACTTTTCAAGTGACCCTGGGTCTTTTAGGTCATCACCTACTCTGTAAGTTTTCATTTTTCTCTTGATAGGTTTTTTTGACAATGCCGGGCATATCCGGGATGGCTTCGATGTTCTCGACGGCGATATTGCCAATTGATTTGGCCTTGAATTCGACGACTGTCGGCACAGATCCTGTCGGTTCCAATAGTTCCGGATTCTCGTAGATGTTGCCGACGATCTCAATATATTCAGGGGCAGATAAACCAAGTCCACCACCGCACTTTTCTCCATTCTTGGTAAGATACCCCCATTGATTATCCCAATATACTTCTGCAACAATCCCTGGTTCCCATTGCAATATATCTCCTTCATAAATCTCTTTACTGTTTTTGTCCTTTAGACCGGCGTATTGGATTAATTGTTTAATGGGAACGGTGTCATTATTAACATAAATTATTCCGTCTTTATAAAATTCGATACATTTTATTTCATAAATAACTTTTCCTTCTATAGTTAATGCCCTAAACTTGATCTCTCTCATTTAATCCTCCTTAATTCGGTTCCACAAAAGACGAGACCCTTTTCTCAAGTTTCCTAAGTCGTCGTCGGTCCTCTCGGACGATACGATAGAGATTGAGAAGCGAGCGGCGGTATCGAAAGAGGTCATGAAAGGCTACGTTGAATGCCCGGCGCACCCTTGTTTCGTACTCGGATTCAAACCTTAACTCTCCCATTTACTTTTATTGTAACCCCGGAAAGCCCGATGTCAAGATACCTGGGAGTTTTATCTTCGTAATATTGACAATTAAAGGCTTTGTATGGCTTATTCTTAGACGATGGGCATTTTAAGGCTCTACAGGGTTTGGCGATTCAGGAGAAAGATAAAGAAATTTTGCGATTTTTTTTTGGTCATTGAAAGGGCGATAACGAAGAATAATCCAAGGTGGAAGAGGCAGCAATTTTGGCGGGAATTTCAAAAGTCCGATCAGTTCCGAATAGTCATGAGAAAAGAACTCCCGAAAATTCTGCTCAAGGACTTAAAATGACGATTCGAGAGATTGATGGGATCCCGGTCTGTGTGGGCGGGGAGAGGATAGCCCGATATCGCAGGGGGAAGAAGCCCAAGGCGCCGATGGCGGAACTCGGGATTGAAAGACTCAAGCCGCAGCAAAGATTGGCCCTCAAAAATAAATTCGAGTTGGGGATGTCAAACCGCCAAGCCGCCGTTCAGGCTGGTTATGCCGAGACGAGCGCCAGTAGCATTCTCCCCCGGCTTCTCCAGCGAAAACCGATCCAGGATGCGCTTAAAGACAAGGGCATAACGGATTTAAAGATCGCCCAGGTCATCGCTGAAGGGCTTGAAGCCATGCATCCGTTAAGACCGAGACAACCTGATCATCATGCCAGGGTGAAGTTTGTCTCGGAAGCCAACAAGGTGCTTGACAATTATCCCGCTAAAAAGATCGAGGTCGAAGATAAATCCATCGTCCTCCATCTGACCAAGGATGATTATGTCGCTCTTAGAAAATTCGATGATCTCAGGCGAAGGACTGAATGATAAAGATTATCGCAGGCGATGAGATTCCTGAAGATTTCCGGGGCAAAGATCCGGAGTGGTGGATAGACAAGATCCTCAACGACCTTTTCTTTCTATGCAGCATCGTCCTAAGGCATGATAAGATTATAGAGTATCGGGATCTAAATTGGGTTCATCGGGAACTCTGTGATTTTCTTGACCCGAAGCTAAATCCAATTCCCCAACTTCTTGTCATCATGGCCCGGGACATGCTCAAGAGTTCCATCGGTCGGGCCATGATCATTCAGTGGTTCCTTCGGCAGGCTTATGACAAGAGGGAGGACAAAGCCTTTATCTTCTCCGGAGTTTTTGAATTGGCCCAGGATCATCTTGAAAAAACAATAAATGAGATCCTCAGAAATCAGCTCATTCAGGCGTTTTTTCAAAAATGGATTCCCAATAAAAAAGAACAATTTGATATTTGTCGATTGGACGAAGGGAAAATTCGATACAAGGGAATTGAGATAGACATAGGTTCGCCGGAAAAAACACTTACTGGCCGGCACTACAGGCTCGGCATGATCGACAATCTCTGCAATGAACTCAATACGCAGACCTTTGAGATGCGGAAAAAGACGAACAAACGCTGGCAGCAACTTGAATCCGTCTTTGCCGAGGGAGCGAGAGAGGTCATTTTTGAAACTCCCTGGGCCATTGATGATGTTTCAGGCATTATTCTTCACCCGGAAGGCAAGTTCGATTACAAAAAACTCTGGCGGAATCCCTGTTATCGCTTCATTTCAGAAACAGGCTATGCCGTGTTTTCATGTCCAGCTGCAAAAGGATCCGGTGAAATCGGAGAACCCGTTTTTCCTGAGAAAATCGACAAGGAATACCTTGATCGAAAAAGACGCAAACAGGGGAGATACATCTACAGTTGTCTCTATGAACTTATACCGATCCCCGATGAGCAGGTCATTATCCGCCCGGAATGGTGGCAGGTTTATTATGAAACCCCCCCGATGCCTTTTGTGAGGAACATCTGTGTTGACGCAGCGGGAGGAACGGACAAATCGAAATCTTTTTCCGGTGTAACCATCGGGGAATGGGACTCGGCGGGGACCCTGTATATTCCCTATGCGTCCAAGCGGGATATTTCCCCAGGACAATTGGCGGATTGGATTATAGAACTTTTTGATATGAGCCAGAAGGAAGGCAGGCCCGTAACGACTGTCGGGATTGAGGCCGAAAAATACGGGATTGCCATAAAGGAAATAATCGAGGTCGATAGAAAAAGAGAAGACATAGTCGTCGTTTTATGGCCGACGCGGGGACTGAGCCGAGGGAAAAGACAGGAAGAGCTCGTTCCCTACTATGAGAGAAGAAAAATTCTTATGCAGCACGGCCTTCTAGATTTCGAGGATGAACTTAAAGGTTTTTACAAGGGAAAAGATGTAAACGTCGATATTCTGGACAGCCTTTGGGGTCAATTTCAATTACAGATTCTTCCCAAACCGGGCAAACTTATGACTCCCCAGGAACAGACTCATGCTCAGCTTGAAAAAGAAGTCGAGGATTTTGAGCGGCAGTCCAGCAGGGATAGGGACCTTTACTTTCGTGAGCGAAGGGGAATAGCGTCAAGGTTCTAGGAACTTTAAATGTTGGAAGAATCCGTAAAAAAAAGATTTAGGCGGGCGATTATATCAGCAGAAAGAATTCTTTCCACGCCTGTCGGAAACGCAAGAACAATAAGACTTGAAAGCGAAGTATTCAATATTGAGAGCATAAGGAAAAAAGAGATAAGGAAAATAAGGATCGTTTTAGGAAAAATAAACGAAGTTGATAGAAAATTAGTTAAGGATTTTGATTTACCGGAAATATGTACAAAGGAAATATGGAGCAGAAAACCAAACGGTGGTTTTGAAATAGAAACCATCGACAATTAAAATCTCTGTCAATTCACTTTTTTGGACACCCTAAGGGGTAGCGTCTTCGGACACCCCCGCCGTCCATTTCGGACACCCCCGCCGTCCTGCCTTTAAAACCCAGGCTTATATTATCAACGGAATGAAGGATTACTTGTCTGGACCGAGGATGACTGTCGTTCTCTTGATGATAATGGCGGTAGCCCTGGCCCTTTTCCCCTAAAGGAGAGAACAAATGCTTTTTCTATTCATCGCTCTCATGGCGGCTCTTTTCATTCTCGGAGGGATCATCCTTTATCAGAATAAGCAAATGTCGCGCCTTCAGGAACTTCATTACAAGGAAAAAGAAGAAATCTTCAACCGCTATATGGCGGGCGATTATCAAACCTATAAATATTTCAAAGATGAAAACCCGGCCATTGTAGAGGACATGAAGAAAACGATGGAGAAGGAAAGGGAAAGGACAAAAACAAAGGAAGAAGTTGAAAAAGAGGGGATGGCTTCAAGGTTCTAAAAATGGCTGAAAAATTTAAGCCCTTAGGTCCAAGAGACCTCAGCGGAGACCAGAAACAAGTCGTTGAGGAATCGGATTGGTATTGGCTTAAACACCCCTGGGTAGAAAACTATCACGGCCTTTGGACCGAATACATCGCCTATCTCGAAGGCGATCAGTATTGCTATTACAGCGAAACAATGCAATCGCTTCAAGATGTCACCCCGTTGGTCGAAAGAGAAGTCAAGAACGTCTATAATCGCATCCTGCCGCTCATTCGTCAGCAATGGGCCGAAATCCGTTATCCCCATTCTTTCTATGTTGTCCCGAACACAACTGAATCCGAAGACAAGAAAGCGGCAGGCATGGGTTCCGTTCTTATCGAATACACGAATGTTCTAAGGAACTTTAACCACAAAGTTAATTTCGCCAAACTTTGGGCCTTAGTCACGGGAAATGTTTTTTGGAAGGAATGGTGGAATAAAAACCTTTTCGGTTATATCGAAGGAAAAGATAAAAAGCCGGTCAAGGAAACCGGCGATGTTGATTGTAACTGGGTCAATCCCTTTAACGTGCGTCCCGACCCGCAGGGCAAGACAAGAGAAGAATGGCGTTGGTTCATCGAAGGAAAACTCGTTCCCAAGTCTGTCTTAGAAGAAGAGTTCGGTCTTGATAAAGGCGATCTACCGGAAGAGTCGTTCGTTCAGGCCGAGAGGGGGCTTTTCCAGAGGTCAAACGCCATCCAGCCGAAGGAAGCGATGATTGTCCGCAAGGAGCGATGGGAAAGACCGTCAAAGAATTATTCTAAAGGCAGGTTCATTGTAACCGCAGGGGGATTCCTTCTTTGGGAATCAGAAAGCCCAGCACCGGAAGCGGATATCCCATATTTTCAACTCATGGGATTAATGCCCATTTTGGATGAAGGATTGGGAGATTCATCGGTAAGGATAGCTCAGGCCGGACAACGCCAGTTTAACCGATTTGGCTCGATGGTCGATGAGCATGTTCAGTATTTCAGACCGAAGGCGATGATTCCAAGAGGAGCACTCACGCATAGAGAGAAAGCCGCTTTTTGCCGATCCGGAATTGACTTTGTCGAGTTTAATCCGACCGGCTACGGCAACCCCTACTGGCAATCCCCGCCGGCACTGCCGGAGATCGTTATCAGGTGGCTTTCTTTCCTTGAAAATGAAATTGAGGCGGAAACCTCCGTCAGGAAAACGCTTCAGGGACAACTTCCGAAATATGCCACCAGAGCTTCCGGTGAACTCTTCCAGGGACTTCTCGGCCAGGACCAGAAAGTCCTCTATCCGGCCATCGAGGATCAGGAGGTCCAACTTCAGGCGGCCATGAAATATAGACTCCAACTCATCCAGAAGCATTACACTCAGGAGAGAATGGTCAAGATCACGGGAAAGAATAAAGAACCTTCCGTAGCTTATATCAAGGGCGCAGAGATAAGGAACAACACGGACGTTAGGATCCGCTCCGGCATTGACCTCATGAGGAGCGTCGAAGCCAAAAGAAACGTTGTCGATGCCATGATTCAGAAAGGGTTGATTTCTGATCCGAAAAAAGCCTTTGAACTTCTCGATGTTAAAGGTCTCGAAGAATACATGGAAGATGAATACATCGACGAGCGCCAGGCTCAAAGGACCATCGACCTCTTTAAACAGGGGAAAGCATATATAGCGGCTAGCCCCGACGATAATCACGATGTTCATTTCACGGTTTTCAATAATTTCAGGAAGACGGAGGAATTCGACACTCTTTCCGAGGAAATTCAGAAGAAGATTCTCAAGAGAATAAAAGAGCATAAATCTTATTTGTCTAAAGCCCAGCCAGAAATGCCCCCGACTGAACCCGCACCTGCGGGCGCAGAGACGGAACAAAAACTTCCCGATGATGTTTTGAACGAGGCGATTCGACAAGAACTTGAACAAGCAGGAGGAGCACCAGCATGAGCATTTTAGTCAGTTTAAAGCAGATCGTCGAGACACTTAACTTTCCTGAGGAAGAGGTCATGGAACTTGTCAGGCAGAAGAGAATACCTCACCTCTACTTTCCAAAGACAGACGAATATGCTTTTCCGAAAGAAGAAGTTTTAAATCAGATTACGCCCAGGCCGAAACCAAAAGAGGAATCGCCGTTCGGACCTGAACTGACCGATAAAAATGAAATGAAGGAGCCTGTAGTCGCAAGACGAGGCCGACCTAAAAAACTAACATAAAAGGAGATTTCTATGGAAACGGAAAGAGAACCTTTAGAGGACACAGGCAAGGGTGGCCCGTCCGGTATAGGGGGGATCGCCGAAGGGGTGAGGAATTTAGTCGCTGAAACCACTGCCGGCCCCAAGGAAAAAAAGGCAGTTGCGGAAGGCGAAGAGAAACCCTGCAAAACCTGCGGTGAAGGAAAAACCGACGAGGAGATTTTAGGGGAAGCTCCGAAAACCCGCTTTTTTATCTTGGACAAAGAAACAGGACAGGAAATTCCTGCTGTCTTCAAGTCCGAAGGCAAAGAGTATATTCCCGATTCGACCGACAAGATTCTTACTTGGACCGGATTGGGGATTCACTACAACAAGCGGGCGGAGCAGATCAAGGGCTACGAGGAGTTCGTGAAAATGCTTTTGAAGGCCAAAGAGGAAGGGCGCTTAGTCATCAAGGACGAGGAAATCCCTTCGCGCTCCAAAAAGGAAGACGTGGAGGAACCGACATCCGAAGATGATGAAATCCTTACCGATCCGGCTCTTATCGCCGAAAGAAAGAAGAGAACCGTTTTAGAGGGCGAGATGAAAGAGCTTCGCAAGACCGTAGATTCGCTTAAATCTTTCGTCATTAACGCAAAGACAAGCGAGATGAAACAAGAGATTGAAACCGAAATCGATCAGTTCTCCAAGCAATACCCGTTGGGGAAGAAAAGAGCGAATCAGGTCTGGAAGAACCTTGCCGAAATCGACGAGGATGGCAAACCCGTTTACACGGTCGAACAGGCCATGAAGAAGGTCCATGAAGAAAGCATTGTTGAACTCAAGGAATGGATTAAAGAGCATCCTGAATTTGTTGAAGAGGACAAGATTAAGAAAGAAGCGGTTGTCGAATACCTGAAGGACAAAGAAGAGAAGGAAAAAGCTCCGGTATCCGCTCCCTCCGGAGGGCCGGTACGCACAGGCGGTAGCCCGAAAGATGAGATCAAAGGCATAGCGGACATTCCCCTCAAGATTAAACAACTCCTTGAATCATCGAAGGTGGTAGGGAAAAAACTATGATTTAGGAGAAAGAAATGTTCGACATCGAAACCGAATATAAGATCTTTAACGAGATCGTGTCACCCGGTGTCGTCTCTGAGGTTAGATCCATTTCAAAAATTGCCGACAAGGTCAAAAAGTCGTTCGACACAATCGACGCCAAGGGCAAGTATGCTTCTCAGAAGATGAACTTCGGCGGATCGCAGGCTTTCGGCGCTCGGTCGAATGATTACTATCCTACTCCTCAGGAAGTCACCCCGGCGGAAGCCCTGCTCAGGGTGAAGAGGATGGAGATGTTCTCACTCGGCTTTGAAGGTCTGTCGCTTGAACTTGCGAAAAGCCAGGGGTCTCCTATAGATCCGGTCGCCTTTGAGCAACAGGAGATGATCAAGGGCCTTGGGGATGACATGAGCCGACAACTCATGGGCGATGGATCGGGGAGAATCGCAGTTTGCGACGGTTTAGGAAGCAGTACCGCAACGCTCAAGGTGAAGTCAGACTATTACACAAAACCAGCCCCGCTGTTCTTCAAACCGAAAAGGGTCATTGACATCCTTACACCTGGCGGGAACGGCACCAAGAAGGTAACCAGCGGTGTCATCAAAACCATTGACTCAGACGTTCAGGTCACTTTAGTGACAGGCAGTCAAAACTGGGCGGACGAGGATGCCGTTTATTCTGAAGGTGCCTTTATAGCAGCCGAAGCCGTCGGCCAGGGCGAAATTATGGGAATTCTGGGAATTGTCCGTGACACAGATCCGCCAGTGCCTAATGCTACCGGATTGCAGGCACTTACCATTGCCGCTCAGCCCGATTGGGCGGCCAAGGTCTGGGCAAACGGCGGGGTAGCAAGACCTTTCGACGAAGATCTACTTGTCAAGGCACTTCTTTACCATGAGAGATACGGAACCAAGATTACCGCCATGCTCATCACTCAAGGGATCTTCAGGCTTTGGAAGACGCACCTTGAAGCTTTCAAGGTTCTTGGCCCGGGCAAAAACACGATGTGGGGTGGATGGGATGCTCTGCCCTTTTACTATGCCGGAAAAGAAATCCCGATGGTCGCGGACCTCTTCACTCCCGACGGACAGATTGTTGCACTTGCCGAAAGCGAATTCACGCTCCATCTGACAAACAAGAACTGGATCACCTGGGAATCGGGCTACGGCGGAGACGGAAGAATTCTCCAGAAGGTCGCAGGCCGAAACGCCTATGTCGCCGAGGGTCATATCTTCGGTAACATGGGTGTGAGAAGCAGAGCGGGATCCGGCTTCAGGATCACCGACATCGAAGAGCCAGACTGATATTAAGTGAGGGGGGAGGGGAGATCTTCCCCTCCCTTCGATTATCATGACGGCTCCAAGATGGATTGTACGGGAACTCAAACTTATGAATCCCGAACTCTATCCTTTTTTCTTCAACCGATATCAAAAGTGGATGATCATCAGAGATTTTCCCCGCAGGATCGGCGGAGTGACGGACTATGACCCGATATCGGGAAAAAACTTTGTGGTGGAGATGGTCATAGAGGACGACCAACATCGTCCGCTTCCGCTCGATAGAGATTCCCTCGAAGCGGCAAGGGAATGTTTTTACGACAAGCACAGCCGCCCATTTTCCTTCTATTACCAGAGGCTAAAGGAAAAGCAGAGAAAAAGGGAAAGCGAGGCGACCAAAGAGAGGGAATTGAGGAATAAGGATGCGGGTAAGGAAATTCATAAGTTTATGACAAGTGAAACTTTTTCTTAGGAGGTTAAGATGCTTTTACACGGTTCAAAAGTAAAAGGTTATGTCGAGATCGATGAAAATGTCAGGTTCATGCGGAACCTTGCGACCAGGTATGCCCTACCATGGTCTCAGATCTTTTTCGTCGATGGAGTAAACGGTAGCGACACAAAAAATACGGGAAGAACGCCGGACAGAGCCTTTGCCACTATTGGCAAGGCCGTTTCCGTAGCCGCTCGTGGGGACATCATCTACATCCGCCCCCTGCGGGCCACTTACACCCACGGCTTCGATCGCTATCTCGAATCCGTCGTCGTTCCACTCGCAAAGGAAGACCTCTCTCTCATCGGTGTTACGCCTTCCCTGAATCCCGAGTTCGGTCCCAAGATGTCTTGGGTCACGGCAGGAGAATACGCCCTGACGTCTCATGCTCCCGCCCTCCATG